TACTCGCTGCCTGGTTGCCGGGTTATTACCGATAGCACCGCCCACAGCGCCGCCCGCGACAGCCCCGGCGGGGCCTCCTAAGTACGCTCCAGCTACCGCACCGCCTGCACCTATGAGGCTGCCTACAAGCTGGTTACGAGAAGCCGCGTTAGCTGCACTAGCCCCATACTGAGCATTTAGAGCCGTGTTATAGTTGCCAGAATCGAGCTGGCCTGCTGCCATCTGACCTTGCTGCCCCATACCGGACATCTGTAGGTCTTGGCCACGAGCGCCGCCGAGCAGGGCCGCTAAGCTCTCCTCGGCTTGAGCTTGTTCCTGGGCTCTAAGGGCCGCTAGCTGCTGGTTCGTTTGTAGAGCCATCTGGTTCTGGGCTCCCATAGCCTGACGCATAGCTTGGGCTGGGTCTACACCCACCTGCCCCGCTGCCAGACCGGCTGCATGGGCTTGGCCCTGGTCCATGCCCATGCGGAGCTGTGCTTCGGCTGCACTGCTACCGTCGCCTCGTACTCTGCCTCTAAGCTGAGTTATAAGGGCCTGCTGCTGGGCACGCATCTGTATCTGCTGGGCGGACTCAGGCGCAAACTGCTCTTGGAAGGAGGTCTCAGGGGCATAGGCTTGTGGAGCGTCCACCTGAGCCGGGGAGAGAACACTTTTCGCTTGCTCCCACTCGGGAGCGAAGTCCATAAAGTCAGACCCAAGAAAGTTATCATATACATTCTGACCCATAATCGCCTACTTTCTAAACTCGGTTCCACCGATTTTCTCGTTGGTACGCTTAGCCCCGTATTCAAGGCTAAGGTTTAAGAATTCAACACCAGGAGTCAGCCCTGTGGCTACCTGAGTTATCGCAAATTTGATTGAACGGCACTTTTGGTTCTCAATGTGACCGACTACGTTGAATGTATCACCCGCCGTTGGGGATGTCACGTTGAAGGTAAGGGTTTGGTCTACCGTGCTCTCGTCGCCGTCCGAGTACACCTTCACTACTACGTCGCTATCGCCTTGGTATTTCAACAAGAGGTGAAGCTTACGGATACGCTGGTAGCCAGACAGGCCGTTGAGGGCTATCCAACCTGTGGTGATACCAGAATTCCCCCCTCCACTCTCGTCTACAGCCGGGTTGGTTACACTGGTGAAAGTCGCGTCATCGTTGTATTTGATGGTGCTGAAAACAGAAGAATGGTTAAAAGAGGCTACTACTCCACCGTCATCAGAGGCTAGGCTGCTTATGGTGTAAGATAGAGGGTTCTCCACTGTCCAGGTATTGTGCTTGTAATCCCAAACATAGATGAGATTGTCCGCCTCACACAGCAGCCAGACTTGTTGAGCGTTTTCCCTGTGCTGCGCACTCTTTAGGACTCCACTAAAAGAATCCTCTACAGGGCCTCCTATGTACTGGACAGTCATGGACCTGTCCAGCAACTCTATCCCCCGCCCAGACTGGAATACTACCCCTAGCGGAGTATTAACAACTACGCTCCCTTTCTTGGCGCCTATACCAAAAGACAAGGCCTGGGGAGGAGGAAACCTCCCATTACCTGCACTGGAGGGACCGACCCCAGAGACAGTAGAAATACCACTCTCGAAAAACACTATAACCCGGTCTAGGTAGGAGGCTAGTTGTGTCACATCTCGCGAGAACTTGAGCTTAAAAGCACTGTTAAAAGAGTAGGCTTCGCCAGGGCGTTTTTCTTTAGAGAACCACACTTCTCTGGGGTTGTCTGCGGAAGCTATCCAGAGGCGGTTGATTGCCGCCGTTGTTGTTATGGCTAAACCTGCCGGGGGATGCGTGTTCGCATACACCCCACCCGTCGTGTATAACAGCTCATTATCCTCTATAGCAGCATCAGATTCTATAAAAGAGCCTGTTATGCTTTCCTCTGCATACACCACAGACTCTGTAGCCGTACGCCTGAACACCGCACCACCTATAGCTGTCCTGTAAATCTGTACCTGGAAGCGGCGGGGGCCATCCGCGCTGTTGAACTCGGACCATCCTCCACTTCCTCCTATGCCTACGATGAAGTTTACGGTTTGGATTCCCGACACGATGGTTGCCATGCGAGGCTCGGAGGGGGCAGAAAGGTGTATCTCACCACGGCGGTCTCTATAAGATAAAACAGCCAGGTAAGAAAAAGTGCCTACATCTACAGTGCCTCCAGCGGTCTCGGTGTGGTTCAGCAGAATTGGTGCTATAGGGAAGCCATAGGGGCGGTCAAGGCCTTGGAGGGTGCGCAGTCCTCCGTGGTATAAAAACTCTGTCTTATCCTCATAGCCTAGCTTCGCGGTAAAATTCAAACGAACATCGCAAGCCACAGGGACAACCGTGGCGGTGTTTTCATCTATAATACCTTCGAGGGAAGCACTCTCGGCCAGCATACAGAGGTGCTGGTTGTCCGTAGTCTCCAACACAGAAGCGAAAGTGGTGTTGCTAACACCGCCGGCATTAGACGGAAACAATACATCCTGTACGCTGTGGTGATTAGCCTCCCCGGCTGGAGAGAAAGCCGAGAAAGAGCGTAAGAGGTAAGTGTAGTTCTGCCAAGCCGCGCCCCTCAGTCCGTAACCCTTCGCACGTACCCAGGCCCAGACATTCTCCCCCACGGAAAAAGCTCGGCTGGCTAGTCTAGTGTTATAAATAGAATCCGGTGTGGATACATCAAAAGCCCCTGTCGTGATATTAAACTTAAAAGCCCGGACACATCCATCATAAGCCCGTGTTCCAGTGAAAGAATTAGCGACATCTACTAAGACCGTGAGCATATCGTTTGTGCCGTCATTATACTTAGCTAGACTGATATTTTCGGGGAAGACTATATAATCCACTAGAGCAGTCACAGTAGAAACCAGCGTCCAAGTAGTGGTATTCACAATCTTCATCTCAAGGGTCGTGGCGGGCGAGGTTAGAGCGTAGACGACGTACAACCGACTGGCTGCCTCATCCAGAAAAACCCCTCCCCCGGTTCTAGTGGCTGGGGCACTGGAGGGGGTTAAAAAGATTAGAGTGGTGTCTATAGCAGAGACATCCACCACCTGGATTGTCGTAAGGTTAGAGCGCATAACGAGGAGATGCCCTGCGACATCCCAGAAGTCCGGGTTGACACTATAAACAGGTAGCGCCTTCGCGGCGAACGCGGGGAGGGCCGCACCATAATCCCCGGCTCCTACTGAGGTGTAGTAAAGGTTGTTCCCAAGGGTGTCGTGGAAAATGATGTAGAATTGGTTAGTAGCACTCTGCCAAGCCACACGGATTCGGCCTAGCGTGTACGTTGTGGGGGAGATAACATGCGTTGTTTTGTACCGCTCATCGCCTGTAGGCCCAAGCCACCTAATATGTAGTTGAGCATCGGCCCCTGACGCCCCCCCAGTGCGCCAGACCTGGAGGATGTTATCTGTATAGATGCCAGAGTCGGCTTTCGCCATATCCCCGACGTAGCTGCCGTAATCCTCAGAGTCAGAGCTTTCGAGACGTGTGACTTCATGCGACAATCCCTGATAAGGTCTAATGTATTTCCAGTTGTCGTCAGTCCTAGCAGAGACAAGCCTTTTATGAGACCACTCATCTATATCCACCACAGCGGTCACAGAGTCCAGCCCGTCGATGAGGTAGTCAACTCCCGTGATGCTGTGGTAATCCACCTCCCCTACGGCTTGGGTTTTGTAATTAACTTTTGCGCGTTTATGGTCTTCCCGGAAAGGCCAGTGGCTTAGGCGCCCGGTCTTGTCCTGCTGCAATCCCTCTACTTTCGTAAACCGTTGCTTAGGCAACACGTTGTCGTCCATGTCATCAGACATGCCACCCGTTAAAGGGATGTCGAGTCTTTTCCACTCTAAAGCCATTAGCCTACCCTCTGCGCACCCATGTAGGTGCCGTCCGCGATATAAAGCCCACCCGCGCTTGAGTGATAGAATCCAATCGATAGCTTATCTCCTTTGCTAACTCGAATAACTACCTCGGACAAAACTGTGGTGGCCTCGCGGCTGGAGCCTCGCATCTCGGCATCACCATGGCCGTAATCTAGTCCCTCTCCATTTACCTGAGGTCTGATATGAGCAGTGTTCGCCCCGCCTGAGGTAGAGGTAGACGACACAGCTCCGCTCACAGAGACTAGACCCGAGAAGTTCATAATCACTTCGTCGCTGCCTTCTTCGGCCATGAAATCTTCGTGGCCTACAACCGTTACATCAAAGGGCACTTTAGCCCAAGCGGTAGCTACAGCGCCGTTCTGCGTATTGTAAGCAAACACCCGAGGAGCAAACTGAATAGCCTGCTCTACAGCGAAGATAGAAGTCTCTAAATCGAGTAGATTCTTCTCAACAGCTTCGGCTAGTCTAGTCGGGTCATCAAGACCCGCTACCGATGTGCGGGAGAAAGCCATTAGATACCGTCCAAAGGCGCGGCAGCGAATTCGACGTACTGCCCCATGATTCGGTAAGTGAGGCGTTCGGTAGACGAGCGGTGCGTAGACTGGTGTAGCGCATTATACTCACTACCGTAGGCGTAGTGCCCATCGGTATCGCGGATAGTCTCAGGAAGGTAGTCGGAACGAGGAGCGACGGCGTTGGCTATCTGCTTCATAATGTCCTTTTTCTCACGCCACAAAGCGGAGGTGTCGGATTCTTCTCGGTTCATAAGCTGGATAGCTGCGTGGACGACTATCAAACGCTCCCAGCCTCGTTGGATGTAGCCTGCAAGGTCATCGCCTGTACCTAGCTTTACATGCTCGGTAGCGTACCAGTGGGAGATTGTAGCTGCGGCTCCAGGCACCTTCGTACCTTCAACCTCGTCGATATCATGCTGGTGGATGCGGTAGCGGCGCCCGTCGATGACTTGCCACATAGCGATAGTGCGTTGGAAGTCGGCGGGTAGTGCGTAGGCTTCGGTGCCACTGAGTACGCTGATAGCCTGCGTGGCCTTCGAGTAGCCCGCGTCAATCGAGATAATGAGGTCGTGGAGTACGCCAATGCCTTGGTTAAGGTAGCGCTCAAGAATAGTGGAGTCGGGGAAGGACGAGCCCGTCATGTCTGCGAGGTCAAGTGTCTCGGCTTTAAGGTCGTCGAACGCTATAGCTACCGTAGGCATAGAAACTCCAGGTTAAAAGCAGGGGGCGGTTGCCCGCCCCCTTAACACCTTACGCGAAGGTAAGGTGGCAGTTATACGCCGGAGCGTTGGTGAACAAGTTACCGTAGAAGCCGAGACGAGTCTCGTATGCATCTTCGGATGTCATTCGCAGCATCTTGTTGCCGTCGGCGTTCAAGAAGCCGATAGGCTCCCCAAGACACGCTAGGGTCCAAGATTTGAAGTCCATCACCGAGGAGATACCTGCGGGACACTTATTGGCCGCGATAACGTCCATGGTGCCTCCATTGGTATTCACCTTGATGGTGTTGTAACCGATGTTGGCTACGGTCTGACCAGCAGAACCAGTAGCCTTGTAATAAGTGCTATTGGCTTGGCCTTGAAGGAGCTTATTGAGCTGACGCATATCGGTGTGATGTACGAAAGCCACGTCAGCGTTACCGCCTTCGCGCTCAATAAGACCCGCAGCTTCAATGAGCTGGTCGTCATGGTCGCCTGCTGTGGCATAACGCTGACCGCTCAAACGGGTGTCGACGGTACGGTCAACTCCGAAAAACGCGGTACTCGCAGGAGCAGCAGCAGGAATCCAAGCAGCAAAACCTGCAAGCTTAGTACGAACAGTACCAGCCTGGTCGGTGTCACCTTCAACGAACATGTAGTCCGCCGCAACCCAGCCGGTGATGCCGCCTGTGTAAGAGACTGTACCCGTGGTACGGTCAACAGCAGTGACCAAAGTGGCCGTTCCTGTGTCGCGAGGAGTACCACCGTCCACTTCATCAGCCGCCTGGAGCTTCATACCAACTTCGATGTTGGTAATATTCTCGATGTTAGCCAGAACAAAGACGGAGCCTGTGGGGGCGGAGCCGTTGAGCTGACAAATAGAGCCAAAGCCGTCCCGGAAAAGGGCGGTTTCCATGGTGTCCGCTAGAGCGTTGATAGCTCCGTCGGTCTTGCCTTTGAGTCCCTTGAGGAAACTCATAGGGTCGCTAGCGGAGGCGAGCATAGCTTCACCGTCGATACGACCAATAGAGTAGTCCTTCACGCGGGTTAGGAGAAAGTCCTCCAGCCCAAGGCCAGTGACGTTCGCCTGAGCGTCCGCGAAAGTAGCACTACGGCCTTGAGAGTTGCTGTATTGCAACACGATGGGCATATTACGCCCGCCGAAGTCTTTGGTCTTGCGAACCATCCCGTAGAACGGGCGCTTCTTGTAAAGAATTTCGTTGAAGTTGGCGGGCTTGTAAATCTGCTTTAGGGCAGCATCAAGATTTGCAACGGTAATGTTAGCCATGTGAGCCTCCGTAGGCTCAAAGGCCTACTTATAAAAGATGTTTTACGGCTTCATCTAGGACTTGTTGCGTCGACATTGGCGCGTCAGGGGAGCTAGAATAGCCGGGTTTCATGTTGTTGGTGAGGGTCCGAGCTGGAGGTGCTGGCACTGCTACTGGAGCAGAGGGCACCGACTCAGGGGCTGACAGTCCTAGAGCCGCACGGAGGGGCTCGTTCTGGAACAATGGCAATAACTGACTTTTCAGTCGCTCCTGCACCATACCTAATATCTGTGTAGGTTGCAACAACTCTAGACCTTCGTGCGCTCTTTGGACCGAAAGGTCGGTTGCGAGCTGCATTCCGTTAGGGAAAGCCCTTACAAGGGCGAAGTCCTCGCCTTCCATAGCGGTCGAAATGGTTTGCTTGTATTCTGCAAAGTGTTTGTCGTTTGTCTGTTTTTGGACCATCGCTTCGAGCTGCTTTAGCCGGTCAGCCATAGCGTTTTGCTCTGGTGAGACTTCTGGGGCTTTTTCTTCCCCTTTAGGCTTCTGGGCATCAGCGATAACCCGGTTGGCTATCATCTCGAAAGGTACGCCGTGAGCTTCGGCCCAAGCAACGGGGTCGGAGAGCTTCAAAGCCTCCATCTCCTCGTTCTTGGTCTTCATCGACTCAAGGCTTCTGAGCTTGTCGGTCTTTTCCTTGTTGCGCATCTCCGAGGCAATGTAGTTTTTCCAATACTCCTCGTCCTTCGTTTCTGGTGGCACGGCCTCAGGGGCTTCGGCTTCTCCGGGGGCAGCCTCTACGACGGGCTCTTCACTAGGCCCTGTCTCGGTCATCAGAGCGAAGGCTTCCTGCAAAACATCGACGGATGATTGGTCCAGCTCTACGGCGGGCTCGGCGGGGGCTACGGGGGCAGTCTCAGGTACGGTCATAAAAACTCCTTAAAGTATTGGGGGGCCTTGAGTGGGTGGGGGCATCGGCGCCTCGGCGGTAGGTGCTCCACCTGGAGGCGCAGCCATCGGCTGCGGGGGAGCGGCGGCTATCTGCATCTCAACACAGAAGCCAAGCCAAGAGCGGACGAGCTGCAAACGCTCTTCGGGCGTGTCACAATCCTCTGCGTCCAAGATACGCATAGTACCTCGGTCTATACAGGACGCTAAATCAAAGTAGGGCTGCGGCATCTGAGGCTCGCCCTTGATAAGCATAGCATCGAGCTGCTTATCGATGATTCTAACCTTCGCCGTGGAAAGCTCGTTTTGTGCGTTGATGTCGGGGAAGTCCAGCAAACCGATGAGGTTCGACTGGTAATCAGGCATCACTCTAGCCAGCTCCATTACAGCCTGAATCTTGCCTGCTGGTGTATCGGGTAAGATGGACACAGGCCAAACCTTCGTAACGAACTTCGAGTTCTCGATACGAGCCTCTTTGAAGTCAATCTCTTGCATCTTCTTGTCGTCTTCGCCGACGCCGAGGGTCTTGAGCGAGCCTCCGCTAGAAATCACATCCTCGGCGGATTTGACTACAAGCTCAGAGACATCCCTAGCGATGAATTGCTCCCAAAGCTTCTTGGTCGCTGCGAACCTAGCCGAGCCGATATCGCTGTACTCTCGCAAAGCTGCGCCTGAGTCCAGCCCTGCGGGCTTTAGCGAGGAGGAGGCTAGCTGCGATACGCCCGCTAGTTGGAAAGCTTCGCTCTTTAGCTCGGCCATACGGCGGAAATAACTCTCGTGCAAAGCGGGAGGGGCCACGTACATCGGGGCTTTATCGCCTCGGTAGTAGTTCACAAAGCCCATGCGGTTGTCAGGCCTCCGCTGGTTCATCTCGGAGCCCTTAGGCACCCACAAACCTACGCTTTGGAGCCGCATCGCGGTCTGGGCCTTTTGGCCAAGGTAGTTAATCTCAAGCTGAATGGAGTCGATGACTTCAGCGTAGCCTGTGCCTTTGAAACCCACGCCCACAGGGGTCGGGGTAAACATAGCAAAGGGGAAGTAGTCTTTCTTGTAGGCGTTATCACAGTCTTCTAGGACGCCGGTATCAACACAGATAACGTGCCTGCCTTCGCCGTCAGGGCCGATGTGCCAAGCCTCTATGACATGGACAATATCCACATTGCCGCTGCCCACACGCCTATCCAAATCACGAATACGACTGGCGGTGTCGATTTTTTCTTCATCACCCTTTCCGTTAAATATCGCTTTAAGTGAACTTTTGGAGACTTCTTTAATTTGATAGAGGCTGCTTGGCTCATTGAATCTACTCTCTGAATTATCGACAAGTATTTCATGCGGAAATACCCGTTCGATGTTGATTCTCCCCGAATCAGCGAAAACTTTAAGGAAGCCCGTGCCGGTGATACCGGCGTCGAGAAACGATTTGAGTGCTTTTCGGTAGAGGTCTTGTTCGTAGAAAATGCCAGGCACGAATTGTGTGAGCTTCTTGGCCTGCTCTTGGGCTTCGTGGGAGCCGCCGTCGGTGAGGTATCGAGGCTTAGGCTGGATAGCGCCGATGTGAGAGGTGAGGGTATCAATGACCGAGCGCACGACGTTATGCTTGATAGACAGGCTTTGGACACGAGGCGTGTAATCACCACCGATAAACTCCTGATACAAGCGCTCTGAGTACATCCGAAGGTGGTGCTCTAGTGTCTCCCGCTCATACTCTTGGCGGGTACTTAGAAATCTTACGTGGTCGGTGATGCATTTAGCTACACCGTCCGCGTCCGCTAGCCACCAAGCCTCGTGGGCCTTTTCACCTAAACCATAATCCATGACTTATCCTTGGGAGTGTGCATAGCGGAGGTCTAGCTTTTCTTGAGCTATCTCGTCCGGCGTCTGGTTTTTAGTCGCTACGCCCTTAGCTTCGGGCGGATTGAATGTAACATGCAAGTTATCGAGACTGAACGAACTGACGCCTTCGGCCTTCATCTGCTTTACGAGTTCCATCACGGGCTGGCCTTGAGGCTCTACGGGCACGGGGGCGTCGTCTTGGGCTGGGTCACTCATAGCAAAGCGTCTTCTTTCTGGAGTACAGGTACATTAAAACCATTATTGTTGAAGAATGCAACTATCTCTTGGGGAGGTTGTGTCATATCTATATTTAGATTGTAACCCCGGACATGACTCTTGCGCTTGGAGTCCGGCGGTGCCCAGCCCGCTCGAAGTTCGTAGCAATTCACACTGTCCCGCTCAAACATGATGTGGCGCATTTTATGTACCTCAAAGGGCATCGATTCTATCGTCACCTTCATAAGGAGGGAGGCGTAGACTTTGAATATCACCTTGTCGATACGGCGCTGGTTCAAAGGCACATCCACATTAACAGGGAAGTCCTCGAATGCATCGAGCGCCTGCTCTAGCGTCATATCAGGGTCCAGCGCTCGCTCTTTATAGTCGTCGATAAGTGTCTCGCGCACGTGCGAGTGGTCAGACTCATAAATCTTGTCCGGGTCATCGATATCGTCTGTAACCAAGTCGCCAGGTAGGTCGCGCATAGTCGCGTCCAATAGCTTCGGTCCTGCTTTTCCTTCATACCAGTTTCCGTCTGCTTTTAGTATGAGCCCCATTGTTCAACCAACCTCTTCGTAGGTAGCCCTAAAGATGTCAGGCTTACAAGGGTATCGCTCTGCGGCAATTCCTGTGATTATGAAATCTCCGGGGCAAACAATATGCCCCCCCTCTAAGGTGTCTATCCAGCCGTGATTATGCATGACGGACCTACAACGGCACACCTCATCCCCTGGGACTCTGGGGTGCCTGAAATAACGCACAACACCGCCCTCTGCCCCAGGGTTCCCGTCGTCTGGGTGGTCGCCGTTTTTGTGCCACTGCACAGCCTCTACTTCAATAGACTTTTTTTTGTATTTCTTCATCCCCATTGTTCTCTCCAATCATCACCGTACTCGGCGTTTATCGAAGCATGGTACTCGTCTATACGAGCCTGCTCCATTTGTTGCTCTAAATAATCGTTGTAGCCCTCTTCCCCCTGTTTGGGCGGGGGCGCGTCGGCCTCCTCCTCAAACAAGCGAGAGCCGCTAAGTACAGCAGCGGGAGCGTAATCGCAATGGCGGCCATCCGATGTCTTGGGCAGCA